CATTGATGATGTTTGTGATGACGTCACGAATCTTTTTGTGACTGATAAGTCCAAAGTCTTTCAGAAAGAGTCGTATGTTTGGTTTCATGATGTTTTTGAGTGGAATCTCCGTGGAATAGTCTAATATGGTCTTTATATTTCCGTCCGAAATGACGTAAAAAAAAGCAAGAAGACCGCCTGCACTCGCTCCAGAAATCTCTTCGAGATTGTTGAGTTTGTCAACATCTCGAAGGGCGCCAAGAGCCCCAAGATATGCAAAGTACGCCATGGCACCGGGACCGATGACCAGACGTTTCATATGTTACCTTTTTTAACTTTTTTTCCTTTTATCTCAGAGTCAGCATATACAAGGTTGAACGAATGAGTGCGATGATTTCATCTTGAATGTTTCGCAGGTACGAATCACGTGGAAGACGCATCGCACGGATACGAGTCAACAGGGTTCGAAAATACGCCTTTGGGTTTTTCGCAATGGTTCGTCGCCCGGCGATAATTTTTCGAAACCGTCCGTACTTTCCCATGTACGCTTCGGCATACGAATCGAGAAGAGGGACGATACCTTCGTAGTACGCTTGAAGCGCTTTGTGTTCAGCAAACGAACGTGTCGTTAAATGAAACGCGTGTGCCTGTGTCCTCGAATTCATGAGGAGTCCGACGAACCGTTGTCCGCTGCTCATTACTTAGTACACAGATGCGAAATTTTTACGAAGGAAGGAAAAGACGAGAGCAAACACCAGGGTGTGCACGGCAACAGCCGCCAGAGAGCTCTGTCCGGACATGAAAACACCCTTGGAGCCTGGGGGCAGTGTCAGCAGAACACCTGGGGTGAGAAGGATAAAGAGAACGGCGGGGACGATGAGGTCTGCTGGGCGCAGAGTCACCTTGAGCACGAAGCGGGCGATCAGGTAGTACAGAACAGACAGAACAAGAGCGTGAACAATCACTGGAGATGGACCGACGCGCACGAGCAGGCCTGGGCTCAGCAGGGCAAAGAGAACAGCTGGTGTGAGGACTTTGGGACCGGTGATATCCATTTCGTACTATTCACCGAGAAAATCGGCGAACAAACTCGGCAAAGTCGTGAAAACTTGCTCGGTCCATCAACAGATTGTTCATATAGTTGTCTTCGAGATACTGACGAAGAGACATCCACATGTTCAACACGTGTTCCGAGTGCCAGTCGTGCCATTCCTCTGGCTCGAGGAAAAACTCATCACCAGAATCATCGTCTGAACCAATCATGTCCGACTCAAAGACTGCATCATCCGCATACTCGTTGTTCCGACCCATTTTTTTTACGATTTGGTTTTCTTGACGGTTATGCTTGTTCGCTCACGAATGGGCGCTGCGTCGAGGATCGCTTGGTAGGCGCCTTCGACCTGAGCTACGTTGTCTCCGAAGAAACTCCGAAGACCGTCTATTATAACTTGTTTTGTGATGCGTCCTCTAGTTTCCTTGGTTTGTAGCGACACCTTTTCTTGGTTTACCTTTACTGTATCAATCTCGTTTGTTTTCTTTAGCTCGGTGAGATGAATCTGAACGTTCGACCGAAGTTCCTTTTCACGTTTATTCAAAACAGACATGTCTTTTCGTGCAGCAGCAAGCTGATGCTTCAGGGAAAGCCACTCCGTCATAATCGCCTTGAAATCATCCATAAGTAATGGATAAACCGTTCATTTTTTTAGTTTACTTTTTTGACTCGTATGAGTTTTCAATCTCAAACTTGGGACGCATGGTATCTGGGGGAATAGTGGACAGGTTGAAAATGCTCACCGCATCACGAGGGTTGGGGGGCTCGGAACGGAAGTCGCGGTTCGCGTTACGCAGATTTCCACCAATCGTCTCGGGGAAACCAATCTGGGCACGGGGGTCAAGGAAGTTCTGACCCGACAGAATGGCGTCTGGGCTGAACTGACCGAAATCCTCAGTCGTCACAACCTCCTTGGGGATGAGACCGACGTTGGTGTTATCGTAGATGGGCATATCAACCGTCTGCAGACCACCGGTGCCCGTGAATGGCGCGGGGCTGTCTACATCCTCGAACAAACCACCTGGGAGATCGGGGTTGGCTGTCTGGTATCCACCCTGACCACGACCACCCTGCGAGATCTTCGCACCGGAACCAAGGTCACCGATAATTGCGGTATTGCCTGGGACCGGGTCGTTGCCTGTGGGTGTATAGCCGCTCATCTTCCTTGGGTACAGGACCATCATGGCAATCAGAAACAGAAGAACAAGAATCGCAAGACCTTTCCCGTCCATGGTATATACTAGTATTCGACTTTTTTTTTCACAGGTCCAGGGATTCCTCCTCCTCCGGAACTTCGTCTGTGAACAAGTACTCCCGGGGGAACCTTTGCTTGGGAGGTGCCTTTGTCCGAACCTGAATCACCTTCCACGTGGGCTCGAACGTTCGCTTGGAAAACACCAAGCCAATGAGCTCAACCAGAACATCAACGCTGGTGTCTGCGCTGAGTGTTTCGAGATCAACCTGAGTTTTCTGGGTATCGAAACATTGAGTAACAACCTGACCCTTGATCGTTGCAAATGACGCAGCGAGCTCATACTCTGGATTCAGGCTCTTCTGGTAGGCTGAATCAACCGTCTCGTCTGAAATCTCCTTTCCGAACCACTCGACTTTGGATGACTTGGCCTGACTGAGAATCGCATCATCAATAGAGGCAAACACATTTGAATCGGGAACACCAAAGGTGACCTGAGCTCCATCGATGGTCATGCGTACACCATTCACTTGCTGAAGAACACGAGTTCCGAGATCAGACGTCACCTTGAGAAAGTAGCGTCCATCTGCAATTTTGTACGGCTTTTCGAACAGCATTTTAAATGAAAAACAAACCTTTGCTCTAAGTAAATGAGTTGCCCTCCTGGACAAGTCCTTCAGTCGAACGGTCTGTGTGGAACAAACACAGCAACTATTATTCAGACATCGAACCTGTATTGCGGTCCACAGTATCTCTCTCAAAACTGCACGTACATGGCGCAACTCACGACGGCGTTAACACCAGCGACTGGATCCGAGTCGATTCCAAACACGATATGTGCATATCTTCAAAACGGTACTCAGTACGCGTGTGATCCTGGGTGTTGCACGGGAACACCGTCGTCGACAGCGACTTCGTCTGCACCTGCAACGGCTTCATCGTCTCTGTCATGGTGGGTCATCGTACTCATTATCGTCAGTGTTTGTTTGTTTCTCCTTCTCCTCGTGTACTTTGCAACTCGAAAAAATTCACCGGTGAATACAAGGAATGGATCAGCAGCAGCAGCAACTGTCAATGTCGCCAACAAACCTGTTCAGTAATGTTCAGGAATACGCAACGAAAAAGGTCTATGGACCGATACATGTGTGGCACATCCTTGCGTTCCTTATGATAGGACCGATGATCACATGGCCCATGCTCATTCTTCTGGTTGGTATATACCTGGCGAACGTAAATGCATTTAAAGCTACCACGAGCACAATAAATAACAATGGCTGACGAGATGAAGACCCTGTTTGACGAGATCAAGCTTCTGCGTAAGGACATTCGCAAGCTGAAGAACCTCATCGAGGATCCTCAGGGCGAGAAGGCAAAGGCTCGTTCAACCTCGAACGGTTTCAACAAGCCCCTGGACATTTCCGAGGAGCTTCGTAAGTTTCTGAACATGGGACCAGGTGAGCAGATTTCTCGGTCTCAGGTCACCAAGAAGGTGAACGAGTACGTCACCGAGAAGGGTCTGAAGAACGGTCAGCACATCAACATGGATGCGTCCCTCAAGTCTCTGCTTGACCCTCCCGATGATGTTCAGGTGACTTTTCTGAATATTCAGAAGTACATCAACAAGCACTACGTCAAGACCGAGAAGCCGGTGACCGACGCTGCGGCTGCTGCCCCTGCTGACGCGACTGCCTCCGCCCCAAAGCCACCAGTGGCTTCCAAGCGACCGACCGTGAAGAAGCCTTAAACTATTCTTGTTGTATAGTAAATGAAACTGTCGCTCCTCTTGTTCATGCTGGTCATTCTCTTTTTGATTTGGTGGTGGACCTCTTCTCGCGCAGCGCCTGAACGTGTATGGACATCGGGTTCAGGACCAGGGTTTATCCCTGCTTTTCAGGGACAACCGTCGGTTGGTGTAAGTGGGGTATAAAAGAAAGAAGCACGTAAATAATACCATGGAAGAAATAACGGTTGAACTCGTCGATCCTCCTTCGTTTCCACGAAGTGAGATTGAACGTTTGATTGGAACAAAAATGAAGAATGAAAATGTGTACATACGCGCTTTCACGCATAAATCAGCACTCAAAAAGTACAAAGGTCTTGATGGATCGTACGAAACGCTGGAATTTATGGGTGATTCCGTTCTCGGATTTATTATTACAAAATTTTTGTTTGATCGTTTTGAAGATCGTCAGGAGGGGTTTTTAACCAAGGCGCGGACGAAGCTTGTTCGTGGAAAGACGTTGTGTGAAATCGCAGAACGTCTTCAACTCCACACATGGATCCTTATGGATGACAAGGGGATTCGAAACGGTTGGAACACAAACGCCAACATTCTCGAAGACGTGTTTGAAGCCCTCGTTGGTGCGATATACATGGATCTCGGAATTATTCACGCCAAGACGTTTGTGTTTTCCGCGTTTCAAAGTATTTTCGAAACGATTGAAAAGTCCCTGGCGGATGACAACTACAAGGACCA